CAACCTTTTTCAACGTCAATATCGCTCCGCGCCCTTTTGTAAGCGTCATCATCAATAAAAGTAAATTCTACCGACCGTGCCGGGCACCCTTTGCGCCCCTGCCACCGAACTCGTGATATAAGTTGGCTCAAATCGACAGTTGTCCCGTCCTGCACTATAAGAACCTTTGCGTGTGTGGTCATAGCGTTACTCCTTTCACACCGGCTCGGTGAGTCTCTTAACAGATATTATAAAATTATGCTGCCGGCAATCTCAACACCCAACCCGGGAATATCAAGCACGGATTGCTGATTATATCCCGATTCAAGTCAAATATTTCGCGCCATCTGTTACCGTCTCCCAAATACCTCCGCGCGATAAATGTAAGATTATCCCCGCTAACCACCGTGTGTGTGTATGGCGTTATCCGATTATCGACCCGAACCGGGGCGGGTTCGGGAATTATCGCGACATCATCCCTAACCTGCACTTTCCGTGCGCGAACTTCAGTATACTCTTTCAAAACAAGCGAATACTGCAATGTTCCGACATCGCCGCCGCGCTCAAAATACGGAAAATTCAAAATTTTATAATAAAGTCCGATTCCGATTCCGCTTGTCGCCGGGCCGGTAACAAAAAAGCGCACCGGCTTGTCGGATTTCTGCCACACGGTAATTTTATCTTTCAAATCATTTGGCGGAACCATTTCATCAGCAGAAATTTGCACGCCCGGGAACATTGCCGCAGGGAAAAACGACGAAAAACTAATTATTATAGCAGACTTCCCAAGTGAAACTATCGTTTCGCCGAGATCTTGTATGTTAACGCTGCGGGTTATCAAGCCTTTTCGAATGTCGATTTGTTCGGGCAGTACGGGAAACTGCAGTTTTTCCGTTCCTCCGTTGAAGGTCATCCACATTTGGTATTTAGAACTCATATGAATCGTCACCCTCCTCAAATATTTCCTCATGCAGCATACCTATAACCGCGGGTTTTAATTTTGGCTCTATATAATCCCAAGCAGCTTCCGCGCCGCCCTCTCCGGTAAGCTCAATTTGACCGTACCCGGTAATATCAAGCTTAATTGTTCGTTCCTCTCTAAGCAGTCCGCCGCCCGTTGCCGGAACAGGAAACTCCGGAGTTTTTATATCGCTTGTATCAACCGGGTTTGCAACGGACAAAATACGATTAGTCTCCGGCGCGGATTCTGTAATAATTCGCATACTTTCGGGATGTGTATAAACTCTTTCGCCGCCTCGGAAATTGACAAGCTCGGGTCCTTCTTCGCCAACCCAAGCAAGTCCCGGTGGGGCGAAATCTGTTCCGACTGCAAATCCTCTCGGCACACTTACAGACACGCCGAATCCCGACGGACCTTGCAACGCCCCCGCCAAAGCAGAGGCAACACTTCGCCCCGCATCTCGTGCATCACCTATTGATGCGCGAACCGCCGCGACATAAGCGTTCATTGTTTCTTCGGCGGCAACCCGAGCATCATCTGTCGCGTTCACTTCAGTAAGTAAATCGTCCATAAATTCTCTTGCGCTTCCCAATATTTCCTCAACGGTTTTATCAAACTGCGACGCCATTTCAGCGAACGATTCCGCCGCGCTTTCTTGTGATTCCGGCAATCGGTTTTGAAGCATATCGATAATTTCAACAACCATACCCTCGCAAGCGTTAACAAGACCGGCAATCGCGCCTTGCGCCTGAACGCTTCCGTCGCCGAATTGTTGCGCAAGCACTTCAAATCCGTCCAAATGCCCGAATCGTTCACTTACTGTGCTCATATTTTCACTGTAAGTATTCCATTGGTCGATTTGGCTTTGAAGGTTATCTCGTATTGTTTGAGTGCTTATAGTTGAAACCTGTGCCGCCCGATCCCAAATCGAATATTGCGATTGTATGCTTTCCAACGCCGTGTCTCGCAAGGCTCCGTATCGCTCAATAAGCGCAAGCATTTCACCCGAAACGGAATCTATAGCACGTTCCACAGCGTCAAAACCACTCAAATCAGCACCAAAATCATTTAATTCTTGATCTAATTCATATATTTCAATCCGTGCATCGCCCAACACTGCTTGTAATTCTCTTAAAGTTTGACGCGCTTCATCACGAACGTCTCTGCGTGTAGTATCAAAAACTATGGGATTTGCTTCGAGGTCATCCCGCGCAGCAGCATAATCTATTTCTGCTTGCTCAACGGCCGCTATTAAGTTAGGCAATTGACTGTACAACTCAACCTTTCTATCCAAGTTTTCATTAAATCGCGCATTATTTGCTTCCGCCACCGCAATACCCGCAAGAGACGTTCCGTAGATATTAAGACTATTTGTGACCTCATCAATTCTTACGCCAACGTGCCCCATGCCATCGGCTATTCTTCTCATAGTTTCCGCTCTTAAATCTTCTTGCCCAGCGGTCAGTTCTTCTGCAACTGAAAGTTCTTTATATAAACCAATAAGTGCAGTCATGCTGTTTTCTTGATCGTTAATTGACGCAATTACTTCGCGATGGGAAGCTGTTTCACGGTCAATATTTCCAATAAGTCGTTCAGTTTCGGCACGAACTTCCTCGCGGGTACGACGATTAGATTCAAATACCAATTGCGCCCCTTCCAATTCACCGCGCATTTGTCTCGCAGCAGCGGAATTTTCTCCATATATACCAATAGTGCGCTCATATTCTCGGCTTAACCGCCGCACTTCCTCGTAATGCACTCTTGAAGTTGCAGTCAACGAGGTGAATTCATCGTTAGAACGTCCAACTTGTGTGGCTAACCCGCCCATCACGCCGACGAGCGCGGTAATAGCTATCATTTTCCACCCAATAGGACCCATAGCCGCTTGTACGGCTACACCGAAAGCTTTAATTTTCGGAATTGCCACAGTTTTCGCAAACGTAAAAACCGTTACGCCGGTTGTGGCCAACGCAAGTGTAGCAACAAGCCCGGAAAGCGCGGCTGTAACAGCCGGATGGTCGTTCAAGAATTGCGCCGCGCCCATTTTAAGGTCTGCAAAAAAGCCGGACGTTCTCTCAACCGACGGTCCTAAAACTCGCGTAAAAGCTGAATTCATAGAGTTAGATGCTTGATTCCATCGTTCTTCAAGCGATGTCGCCGCCGCTGCAGTCGCCGCAAGTGTGCCGTCCGCTCCCGCAATCGCCTCAATCCATTCGTCAATTTCTAACTTGCCGGCTCGTATGGCGTTTGCCATATCGGGACCGGCTCGAACTCCAAACATTTCAACAGCCAAGGAAGTTGCCGCGGCGGCGGTGTCCATATTTTTAATCTCGTCAATAAGTTCCATCAACCCGTCCCGGGCATCGCCTCCGTCACGAGTTAAGTAAATAACCGACCGCCTAAGTCCGTACATCACAGAGGATGCATTTATTCCTCCTGCCTCAAGTGCCGCAAAAAGCGCGATACTTTCGTACATATCAAAGTTCAATGCTTCCAAAACAGACTGATACCGCAGTTTTGAATATGCCAAGCTGTCAACTGCTTTACCCGACATTTGAGAGGCAAGGGTTAATCTATCTAAAACGCTCTCCGTTTGAGAAACGTCAATTTTCCATCTTGTCATAAGCTGGCTAACAGTCCGAATCGCGCCTGCAACATGGGTGTTGTTCATATCGGCATAGTCCATAAATTTAGAGGTGACACGCTCTAACTCGGTTCCCTGTATTCTAAATCTTGTATTTACCTCTGATACCGCGGCGGCTGTAGCAACCAAATCACCGTTTCGTGCGATTGCGTGAACGTTAAGCATATTTTCACGCAAAGCACTAAGTTCCGCGCCGCTTGCGCCGGTTGCTCTGATTATTTTCGATTCCGCCCGCGAAAACTCGTTCCCCATATCAATAACTGCGCCCTTAATTTGTCTAACTAAAACGGCAATTCCCGCCGTTGCTAAGGTAGTTTTTATCTGTGTAATCGCGTCAACACTTTCAACGCCCGCCGCGCCTGATGATTTCGACAAATCATCCCATTCATCTTTATTTTTTCTAAGTTCTTCGGAAACTCCGGCAATTTCTCTTTGCAAAGCACGCGCTTCTTCTGAATTTTTGCCTTTTTGCAATGCCGTTCCGATATATGTTTGCTCTAAATCTCGCAAATTTTTTTCAAGTTGATTTGTTGCTTGCTTGAATGATTCCGCTTCTTCTTTTGCAGATTTGAACGTATCTGCCATATCCTCATTAGCTAATAAAGCGTCTTTAGCGGCTTCGGCGGCGGTGTTAGCACCAAGCGTAGCCTGTTCGAACGCTTCGCTTGCCGCAACTCCCATATCTTCAAATTCTTGCCTGTTTTCTCCGACCGCCTGTGTTAATCCTTTGGCTTCGGAGGCAGCGTTTTCCATAGCGGATGCGGCAACATTCGCACCGGATTTCGCTTCCGCGAATGCTTCACTTGCGACATTGCCGGCTTCTTTCCATTCTCGAACTGCTTTCGCTCCATTTGCCGCGACTTTTTCAAATATCACGGATAAATTATCTTGCCCTTTCATGATTGTGGATAATACAGTCATGTCGTCGCGCCTCCCTTGCTATAAAAAAGTAACCGCGGATTTTTGAATCTGCGGTTACTTTTTTATCAATTTCGAATAATACAAAAAACTATCAAACCGAGCAGGGTCTTCTTGTTCTAACATCTCACTTGCTATGTAAGCAAGCTTTTTATCTCGCGGAAATTCAAGGAATTCCTCCATTCGAAGATTATGCCGCTGCCATAGCAAGTGAGCCCATCTTGCTTCCGAACCCCGCTCGGACATTAGTTTTTTGCTTCGTCAATTTGTTCTTGTGTATTTCCGTTGTCCGGCGCGCGGTTAACCCCCAACGCTGTTTTAACCGCATTGTTAACGTGGAGCCACTCGTCGGGTTTTGGAAACACCTTGCGCGCCATTTTAGAAATATCGTGACAGTCGAAAAATTTCATCAAGTCCGGGTCTTTTAAATCAGGATAAATAAGAGCCTCCGCTAACATGTGGCCGTTTGCTCCCTCTCCATCATATTCACTCTTAAACGCGACCTCGCCGCCTTGTATATACGGCATTCCCTTTGTATCAACCGCCATGGTACGACTGGTATATTTGTCGTTGATATTGTTGATTTTTTCCGAGCTTAAAACCTTAATTTCAAGCATAATCGGCTTCCCGTCTTCGTCCAACATTCCAGGCGGTCCCGGAACCTTAACAATTTCCTCAACCTTCGCGCTCTCACGCATAAAGGCATTCAACCTTCGTTTTGACATAAATATCTCCCCCTAAATAAAATAGGATTCTGCGGCGCATACTGCCGCAAAATCCCGCACTCATTATTGATTGCTTTCTACACCACGTCTTTAGCGTTAAAAGTCAAAACCTCGGTGACAACATCGCCTTGGCTATCCAAATCCGCAAGCGTGATATTTCCCGTTAGCACACAGCCGACAGCGGTTGTGAGGTCCGCGCCGTGTGCATCATAGTAATCACTACCCTTGTCATTCATATACCCTTGTATTGTAAACTCCGGCGTACGCCCTGTGGCTTTGTATTCCGCGATTTTTTCCTTCAACCACTGCGTAGAGCGACGGCGGGTTATGCTTCCGGAATAAGCCATGCTCAACCATCGTGAAGAAGGAGTTTTATCTCCTAATTGCCGCCCATTCCACACATCGGGAGTTGCGACAATATTACAAGCAACGCCGTCCGCAATTGCAACGCCGTCTAAAAAGATTTTCCCCATACGCAAGGATATAGGACTTGCATTATGTCTTTCAGCCATATTTTTTCACCTCCCCTATCGTGTTCTAACCGTGAAGAACAGTTTTTCGGAACTATCCACGGCTTGCAATCCAATGTCAAAGAATGTTTGGTCGCCTGTGCTTTTACTCCTGTCAACCAAGAAGTCAGCGTTTAAGTTAACATTTGTAATCGCGCCGGCGTTTTCAAACGCTAACAAAATAGAACGCCCAATGCCCTCCATAATGTCCCAACCTTCTTCGCTATTGTCAAACTTATTTGGCGGGAAATTAAGCTTTAAGCTCTCGCGGAACGTGTCGTGAACCCGGCGAACGCGATTTTTCCGATATGTTTCATCATTTGGACGGCTAAAATCGGTCAAACAGTTGATGTCGTGCTGCACAACAACCTCTCCGGCCTCCGAATACGTGAAGAAAAATTCACCTCGTTTTGATGCCGCAACAGATGCGTCATAATCTTTTTCACCGATAATCCGTGTTGCGCCGCGATATGTTAAATATGTGTTGCTTTGAGTGTTAGATGCACCCGCATCCGCTCCCGCCACCCACGCAACAACCTGTGCAAGCGTAACATCGACATAATCGCCCGAATCAACTGCGCCCCAACCAACGGTATTGGTAACATTAAGAATACCATCGAAATCACCCGCTAATCCGGTAGCTAAATTGGCAACTACAGCCGTTCGATATTTGCCGATTTCGTTTCTAAGCGAACGGATTTTGCTTACAACCGCCGCTTGAAGCGCAGGAATATCGTCGCCGGTTTCGCCTGTCGGAGAAAGCGGAAACGCCAAACAATTCCACCGAACCGCGTCTGATTTGTCAATAAATTCTGATATATTC